CCATCCTCACCAACGATGCCTCCACCACCGGGGAAGATGACGGCTTCACCCAGCGCGTCAACGTGAAGGCCGGCCTGCGCATGAAGGAATCCACCACCCTCAAGCCGCGGGTTGACCTGGCCCCCTACCGCACCTTCCCGGAGATCGAGCAGCCCATTTCCCAGTTCGTGCTCCGGGCCAAGTGCGACGGCCAGGGCGCGGCCCACCTAATGCTCGTGGAGGCGGACGGCGGCCGGTGGAAGATCGACGCCATCGCCACGATCCGCAACGCCATGGCCGCCTTCGGGCAGGAAATCCCGATCATCGCCTGACCTGAAACGTGCGCTGGTGGTGGGGTTTCGCAAGCAGCCCCACCACCTAATTTTCAACATCTTCCCCGAACCCACTCTTCACCGAGGTGGAACATGAACCTGCGTGAATCCCGCGTCCTGTCTGCCGTCCAGCGCATGGGCGCTCCTACCTCCATCGAGGTGGCCGAGGCCTGCCAAATTGCCACCACCGAGGCCCGGGGCATCCTGCGGGGCTTGGAGCAGCAAGGCGTCATCCAGGCCGATGGCCGGCGCTGGTCGGTTCCCTCCGCGGCACTGGCCAAGGGTCGCGTCGTTCCCCATTTGCTGGAGGGCGAGGTGGAAGTGGAGGAGGCCGGCATCGGATGCGCCGCCGCCGGAATCGTCCTGGGCCTCGTCATCGCCTGCCTTCTCGTCGGGATCGTCTATGCCATCCATGGAGCCTTCAATGGCCAAATTTAACCTTACCCCTCGCCAGATCACCGACATGGCCGATGTGCTTCGCTGGCACACCCGCCGCCCTCTGCGGGAGCAGTCGGTGGCCGAGCACTCCCACCAGGTGGCCCTGCTGGCCTACTACATCGCCCCGGATGGTTTGAGCATCGAAGACCGCCTCACCGTGCTGGAGCTGGCCCTGGTCCATGATGCCCACGAGACCATGTTCGGTGACATCCCCACGCCAGCTCGGCGGATCCTGGCCGAGGACGGCTTGGACATCGACGCCCATTGCCGGGATCGGTTTTGGTCCCTGAATTCCCCCTATGACCATGCCCCGGCCCATGTCCGCAACATCGTGGAGGCGGCCGATAAGGTGGAGCGGGCCTTATTCGCCGACCGGTTCCTGCCTGACATCGCGAGGGAGATCATCCAGGAGGCCATCGCCTTCGCCCAGGAGCACCTCAACCACGCCGGGTTCGTCCGGGTGCTGTCGGCGCTGGGGGTGACGAATTGAGCGACCTGGCCGATCTGCGTGATATGGGCAAGAAGCTGGAGCGGGCAATAGTCCTCGCTGACGATCGGGCCTCCGGGGTCGTTTCCCTCCGGGTGGAGCGGGATCTGGCCCTGGAGGAGCTGGCCGAGTTTCGGAGCGCCTTCGGGCTGGGGCCGGGCGTTGACCTGGTGGAGGAGTTCACCTGGCGCGCCGCCCGGGATGGCCAGGTCATCCGGAATTTGACGGCAGAGATTCAGAAGAGAGCCTCCCAGATCGGCGTGGCCTGCATCAAGCATGACCTGACCCACTCCCTGGCCTGCGGCCATTGCCTGGCTGATGCCGAGCGGAAGGTTGCCGAGATCGACCGCATCATCCGGCCGTCCGAGGCCCCCATGGGAAGCAACGCCTATTCCCGGATCCGGGAAATCTGCGAGGCGAAATCATGAGCCTTGTCATTTATTCCTTGTCGGCCAACCCCAGGCCCCAGGTTCCGGTGGTTTCCTCCAAGACCCTGCAGGCTGAGCTTGGCCGCGCCAAGGTCCTGCTTGCCGCCCACATGGCCAAGCGGCCGCACTGGCATGACATCGCCGTTCGCGCGGACTGGGCCAACGAGAAGGATCGGATCCGCACCCAGATCGGCCTGATTGAGGGCCAGCTGCGCAACCGGTGGCAGGCCGTCCCTTCTCCGGCTGGACCGGTGCCCCAGGAAGCCCCCCAGGCCCCGGCTCCGCGCCGGAAGGGAGGCCAACCCGGGCCTCAGAAGACGCCGGCCCAGCGGACCGCTTCGGCCCTGCGCAAGGCAGGTGATCTCATGGAGCATTGCCGCGTGGCCCCGGACGGCCCCGCATTCATCCGCCTCACGGACCAGCTCAACAGCCTGAGGAACGAGTTCCGGCGTTACTGCGCCTCCCAGGGGATGGAGATGCCGGAATTCCCGGCGAATCTGCCGAATCCGTTTGCAAAGAAGAAGGTTGACGCATGAGCCTACCAACCACCGTTTCCCTGTTCTGTGGCGCCGGCGGAGAGTCGGCCGGCAAGGAGCTCGCTTTCCGGGATCTGGGCATCGACACCACCACCTGGGACAGCCACGCCATCAACCACTGGAACCTCGCCGTGGCCACGCACGGGGCGAACTTCCCGGGGATCCACGTCCATCAGGAGGACATCACCAAGGTCACCGCGGCCACCTATGGGATCGGCCACATTGACATGCTCTGGGCCTCCCCCAGCTGCGTACACCATTCCCGGGCCCGGGGCGGGATGCCCAGGGAGGTGGCGTGATGGCTGAACGCTCAAAGCCTCCCCTTGCCATGAACTGGTCGCGCACCGAAGGCGAACTCGCCATTCGCCTCGATGGGGCCCCGGTGGAGGACGGCCGGCTCGTGGCCGCCACCTTGGGCCTCGGGTTCCTGCATGAGCTGCAGCGCCGCGGGTACGACCTGGCCACGCTTCGGTTTTTCATCCGCAAGGCGAAGGGGATCCCCAATGGGTAAGAACCCAACCTTCACCTTCGGCGCCGGCTACCTTCCCAGCCTCGCCAAGGCCTTCCATGCAGTCCAGGATGCCGATGGCATGCTCCTGGGCTGCAGGAACCCGGGCCATGGCATAAAAGCCGCCATGGAATGCCACAGGGCCGCCCTGGTGCCCATCCATCGGTTCCTCTCTGCTTTGAAGGTGCTCTGATGGCCAAAAAAAGTCGGCTTCTGGATCCGCTCCCTTGGTATCCCTGGAACCCTCGCCAGTGGCAGGCGTCCCGGAAGGTCCAGCGGATGACCTGGGCGGCCAGAGGGATCTACCGCGAACTGATGGACGAATGCTGGTTCAAACGCGTCATCCCCTCAACCATCAACGGATTGGCGGAATTGCTGGAAACGGAGCATGAAGAATTGGCCCATGCCATTCCTCAGTTCATCCGCTGCTTCGAACTGCTTGAAGACGGCACGATGTTCTCTCCGTTCATCGAAGCCGTTCGAACGGAGCAGGATGCCTTTCGTCTTTTACAGGCTAACCGTAGGAAATGCAGGATTAAGAGTGGTGAACCAGGGACCACCACGGATAACCACGGTGCACCGCCGTGCACCACGGATAACCACGGAACAGTAGTAAAGGAAAGAAGAGAAGAGGAAAGGAAAGAAAAGGTACCCCCTACCCCCTTGCAGGGGGAACGGAAGCGGCGGACCCGGGGCCAGATCATGGAACCCTACTCAGAAGACGTGCGGTTTGTGGCGAATGCGGTCCTGAAAAAGGGCTTCTGGCACAGCCAGGACCCAGACGGCAGGCCCATCAACCAGGACCCCGCGCAGCTTTGCATTCAGCTGGACCTGATCTTCGGCGATAACCCGGGAATCTCCCGGGAACTGCTGGTCAAGGCGGCAGAGACCTACCTGGCCAAGCCCCGCAAGTCCTACAGCGCCGCCCAGTGGTTCTTTGGAACCGGAAGCAAAGAGAAGCCAGCTCACTGGCTCGTTGAGTACCGAATGATCCAGCACCAGGCCTCCCGGGCTCCGGAGCCGGTGGCTGTATCCCTTGTCCCGGTTGGAGATTGAAATGGCCATTGGCACCCTGCCTGAAGACCCTGAAACCGAGCGAAGCTTGCTTTCGACCATCTGCCAGCCCGGCGCCGAAGCTGCAGCCACGGAATGCACCGCGGCTCTCCGGGCGGATGATTTCGTTCACCCGGCCCACCGTGCCATCTTCGAGGCTGTCTGCTCCCTGCTTTCGGAAAGCTCGGAAATCTGCCTCACCACCATCCGGGATTCGCTCGGACGATCTGGGGCCCTGGGCCGGGTTGGGAATGTCCAGGCCCTCGTGGAAATCCTCAGCGGAGAGGAGGTTGGGCGGCCGCTGGCCCTGGTGGAAATCCTCCAGCGCCACCGGCGCCGGCGGGAACTGATCCGGCTCGGGGCCCGGATGGTCCGCAACGCCCAGGACGATACCGCTTCCCCTGAGTCCCTGACGGAAGAGGCCGCGGGCGAACTGGCCAGGATCGCCCAGAGGAAGGATAGCCGGCGCATCCGGCACATTGCTGATGTCTCCGATGGGGCCCTGGCATCGGTGGCTGACGAGATGAACGGCGTGCATGGGAACCGGACCTGGGTGAAGGGATGGCCCAGGCTCAACCGGCAGCTGGGCGGATTCCAGCCAGGCCAGCTGATCGTCCTGGCGGCACGCCCCGGGGTCGGCAAAACCGCTCTGGCCCTCAACTGGATTCTGGGGACAGCGGATTATCGTTCCAGCACGGGGATTTTCAGCCTGGAGATGCCTGCGGAACGCCTCTGGCGGCGGCTGGCCTCCGCCCATGCCGGGGTTGACCTTCGGGCCATGGTGGAGCACCGGGATCCTGGGGCCTTCAGGCGGGTGGGCCGGGCCAAAGAGGAACTGGACAAAAAGGGCATCTGGATCCAGGACCGGTCCGGGATCACCGCCCGGGAGATCTTGGGCGAGGTGGACGGCCTGCTGGCCCTCCAGCCTGACCTTGGGCTCCTGGTGGTGGATCACCTTGGCCTCATCAGCACGCCTGAGACGGCGCGCACCTCACGGCAGAGCGAATCAACCCGCATCGGCGACATCACCCGGGCGTTCAAGATTCTTGCCGGTGACCGGGGAATCCCTGTCCTGCTGTTGACCCAGCTGAATCGGGAAATTGAGAAGCGCGGCGCCGCAGCTCGGCCGCAGCTTTCGGACCTGAGGGACAGCGGTTGCGTGGAGCAGGACGCCGATGTGGTTATGTTCATCCACCGTAAGGGCCATGAGCAGGGGGATCGGAGCGCAACCCTGGATATCGCCAAGCATCGGGAAGGGCCCACCGGCCAGATCCCGATGGATTGGGACGAGAACCTGACCCGCTTCACCGAAGCGGAACGGCAGACGGAATCGGCGCCGGTCCAAGAACCGCTGGAGTTCGTATGAACTGGGAGGTGGCGATTTTCAAGGTGGGACAGGTCTGGCACTATCGGTTTCGGCTGGACGGCCAGCGGATCCAGCGGAGCACCAAGGAGACCGTCTACGCCAAGGCGCTCCCCGTCGCGCAGCAGGCCTATGAGGCCGCGAAGTGCAGGGCCCGGGGCGAAGAACCGGAACCGACCGTCCGGCAGCTGGTGGAGCTCTGGCTCCAGGCTCACACCCTGGAGCTCAGCCCGGCCCGGGTTACCAGCATGGAAACCTTTGGCAGGCTCCATTTTGGCCCGCTGCTAGACCTTCCCCTGAGGGAGATCGACTTCAAGAAAGTGCAGACGGCCCGCAACGCCTATCTAGTGGATCACGCCAAGACATCGGCCAACACCTGGCGCAGCAGCTTGCGCAGCCTGTTCGGCTGGGCGATCGACATGAAGATGCTCCGGGAGATGCCCTGGAAACTCGGCCGGCTGAAGGTGCAGCGCAAACCCAAGGTGACGCTGCCGGTGGCGCGCGCCGATGAATGGCTGGCCATGGTGGACCGGCTGTCTGCCCATGACCCAGGGCTGGGCCTCGTGGTGCGGATCTGCTTCACCCTGGGGCTGCGGGTGAATGAGGCGATCGCCGCCCAGTGGCAATGGCTGGACTGGGAGCGAAACACCTACACGCCTGGGGTCACCAAGGGATTGGAGGCCTGGGCCCGTCCGGTGCCCCCAGAGCTGCTGGACCAGCTTCGCCCATTGGCCACGCCCAGCGGCTTCATGGTTCCCTGCCGGTCCGGTCATCCGATCACCGATCAGCGGGTGCGCTACCTCATCGCCCGGGTGAATAAGGCCTGCGGCATCATCGGCGTCACGCCTCACCGGCTGCGCGGCACATACGCCACTCTGCTGTCCGAGGCTGGCGTCCCGATCCAGGACATCCAGCGCGCCCTGGGGCACAAGGACCCGCGAACCACGATGAACTACCTGGAGGTGGACCTGGGCCGGATCGTTCGCGGTCAAGATTCCATCGCCCAGCGCCGGAAAACTGCCGGGCGCGAAAGTGGCGAACCCAGGCCCGCTGATGTCCGCGAAATCGAGCTTTGTGAGTTTCCCGGGGAAATCCATGAAAAGGAGGGCCTGTGAACCACTGGGAACACCTCACCCAGGTCCCTGAAGACGTGCGAAAGACCATGAGCACGGCATTCATTCCATGGGAAAAACAGGACTTAGGAATTGAAAGCATGATCGATCTTGCTATTCATGCTCCAAAGGTCACGGAAATAGCCTGTCGAATCGTTCGAAGCTCTGCCAATAGCATCCGTGTTCCCGAACTGGTTGTCATCGTCTCCACGGCCCATCCAGCCATATCGAAACGTAGTGTTTTCAGGGCTGTTTCATTGTTTGTCGGCTTATGTGAACGACATGTGCAACGGCTCTACTACAGTGAAAAGAAAACGCATGTTTTTTAATATTCGGGTAAACACCAACAGCCTCTCAGATGGTCTGTCCTATCTGGAAAAGGTCCAAATCCCGTTTGCCGTGAGCCTGGGCCTGAATCGGGTGGCAAACGATGCCCAGAAGGCTGAACGTGAGCACATCACGAAGTCCTTCCACTTGAGGAATAAGGCGTTCAACCTGAATGGAATCTATATTTCGAAGGCAGATCGCGCCACGAAGTCAAGCTGGCGCGTGGTGATTCAGGTCCAGGCAGACCGTGACTACCTGGATCGGTTCGAGACCGGCGGCTACAAGATGCCCAGCAAGGGTCGATTCCTCTGGAAACCGAATCCCGAGGTGTTCAAGGGCGGCATCATCCAGACAGGCAATCCATTGAATCCGCACAACTTGCACTTCACACGTCGTGGAGGATCGCTGCAGGGCAATGAACAGACGTTCATGGTGAAGACGAAGAAAACTGGCCAAACGCTTGTGCTGCAACGAGTTGATCGTGGTTTGTCCAAGAAGTCTCAGCGCACTGTTGGCAAGATGAACCTGGACAGCTTTAAAGGTGGCATGGGGCCAGCAGAGAAGCGCGAGAAGTATAGCCTTCATCGCAACGTTGGTATCCGGATGCTCTACCAGCTGGTGAGCCGGACCACGATCCCGGCCTCACTTGAGTTCGTTCCTACCATCACCCGCACCGTCAATGCCCAGTGGTCCGTGCGCATGCAGGAGGCCATGGCGCAGGCCATGGAGAGCGCACGATGAACCGCTCTGTTGTTCGTCATTGTGAGTCGTGGCGCGTGTCTCAGGTGGTCTACGGCGCTGTCGCGCCCCTGTCCTGGATGGTGACCTGCGGCTGTCAGGGCACCCCCACCCCCTTGGGTCCTTCCCCCGGGCCCCCCAGGCGGGTATCGCGCCAGAGCTCCCCATTTAACTAGCTGCAGGATTTTAAACCGTTTCGCATTCGTTGAGGTCAAGTATGATAACGAAGGAATCACTAAAATCATTAAAACAGTCTGAACTTATGGCACTTCTTGGCCTTTCAGACCGCCGAATTCAGCAGTTACACGGGGAGGGTCTACCCCGAAACGGCGCAGGACGAGGCGTGACCTACGATTGGCAGGCCGTGCGCACCTGGGAAATGGACCGGGTTGCGGGGTCAGGGAAGGACGGAGACCCCCTCACGGATAAACAGCGGAAGGACCGGGCGGAAGCCGACATGGCAGAAATGGACCGGGACCTCCAGGCGGGCCAGCTCATGGAGACCGGCGCCGTCCGCCAGACCTGGTCAGAGGAATGCGCGAACATGAGAGCCCGGCTGCTGAGCATTCCATCGAAGGCCGCCGTTCGCCTTGAGGACGGGATGACCCTCCCGGCCCGGGAGGACCTGATCCGGGAAGGAATCTACGAGGCCTTGGAGGAGCTGAGCGGGCGCGAGGGGGTGGAAGATGCGTGATCCCCTCGCTCTGGCCGCTGATGTCCGGCGCCAGGTCCTGCCCCCGCCGCCCAAGCTGACCGTCAGCCAATGGGCGGACCGGTTCCGGGTTCTGTCCCCGGAGGCTTCCGGCGAGCCCGGGCAATGGCGGACCGACCGGGCCCCGTACCAGCGTGGCCTGATGGACGCCCTCAGTTCACCACTGGTCACCACCCTGGTGGCCATGTGCTCGGCCCAGGTGGGCAAGACCGAGATGGTGAACAACGCCGTGGGCTTCTTCATCCACCAGGATCCCTCGCCGGTGATGGTAGTCCAGCCCACAATCCAGATGGCCGAGGCCTGGAGCAAGACCCGCCTGGCGCCGATGCTCCGTGACACCCCTTGCCTGCGGGGCCGGGTGGCGGACGTGAAGTCCAGGGACAGCGGAAATACCATCCTGGACAAATCGTTCCCCGGGGGCCTGCTGGTGATCCGCGGCTCGAATGCGCCGGCGGGGTTGGCGAGCCAGCCGATCCGGGTGGTGCTCTGCGACGAGGTGGACCGGTTCGACGAGTCGGCCGGAACCGAGGGCGATCCAGTGGACCTGGCGTTCAAGCGCACCACCACCTTCACAGGCCGGCGCAAGCACGTCCTGATCAGCACCCCTGGTATCAAGGGCCACAGCCGGATTGAGAAGGCCTGGGGCGAGAGCGACCAGCGCCGGTACTTCGTGCCCTGCCCGCACTGCGGGGAATTCCAGCACCTGCAGTGGGCCCAGGTCACGTTCGACCCGGAGCACCCGGAGGGCGCGGTCTACGGCTGCAGGGCCTGCGGATGCGTGATCACCGACGCCCACAAGCAGGGCATGCTCCGGGCCGGGGAGTGGAGGGCGTCCCGGCCATTCTCTGGTACCGCCGGGTTCCACCTGAACGAGCTCTACAGCCCCTGGCGCCGGTTCGGGGAAATCGCGGTGGACTTCATCAAGGCGAAGCACCGCGGGCCAGAATCCCTGAAGGTCTGGGTCAACACCAGCCTGGGCGAGCCCTGGGACCTCCGGGAGGGGGATGTGCTCCAGGCCGAGGGCCTCGCCGCCCGGGCCCGCGGCTCGAACTACCTCTGTGGAACTGTTCCCGAGGCCGTGGGTCTGCTGGTCGCCTCCGTGGATGTGCAGGATGATCGCCTCGAGCTTCTGGTCCTGGGCGTGGGCATCGGTGAGGAAACCTGGGTGGTGTCGCACCAGCTATTCCCGGGGAACCTGGCCACGGCCGAACCCTGGGACAGGCTCCAGGCCGTCCTGCAGCAGCCCTGGGCCCGGGAGGGCGCCGCCGGAACCATGCGGATCCGGACCACGGCTTGCGACATCGGCGGCCACTTTACCAAGCAGGTTTACGCGTTCTGCAAGCGGACGGGCATGCGCGGGAAGGTCCACCCCATCAAGGGCGCCACCCAGCCTCAGGCCCGGCTGGTTCGGCGGTCCGGGGCGAAGGCGAGGCTCTGGCTGGTGGACACCGTAGCGGCCAAGGACCAGATCCTGTCCCGGCTCAGGATCGAAACTCCAGGCTTCGGCCATGTGCACGTCCCCCAGGACCTGGACGTGATCCTGTTCGAGCAGCTGCTCAGCGAGCGCCCGGTCCGGAAGGGCGGCCGGCGCGCCTACGAGAAGGTGACGGCGGACGCCCGGAACGAGGCCTTGGATCTGATGGTCTACTGCATGGCGGCCCTGGAGATCTTCAACCCCACCGACCTGGCCGCCTACGTGGCGAAGGCGCAGGCCCAGGTCCCGGATGATCCGGCCCCGGCCGCCCCGGAGGAGCTCGGCACCACCGACGACCCAGCACCAGCCCCAGCTGCACCGGCGGCCCCGCCGCCGGCCCGGGCCCCGGCCGTCCCGGTGGTCTCCCGGGTGATCCGGGTGCTCACCCCCGCCGGGCGGAAACCCGGCGGCGGCCGGGGCGGAATGGGGGCCTGGTAGGAATGCTCACAACTCTTGGAGATCACATGAAGCTTCCTGATTTTGAAATTAATGAGAACCTTCCGGTTACGCCAGCACTCACTCTGGACGCTGTCCCGGTGATTAACCGTGCCAGTGCTGTCTCCCTCGTAATCGAGGCGTTCCTGGACTGCCGGATTCCCAACAAGAAGACGGCGCGCACCTATCGCCGAAACATCACCGCGGCCTTCGAGATGATGTGCGTGGCCCAACTCTCCGAGCTCCAGATGGTGCAGTTGGTTGCCTGGAAGGGGATCCTCATGGCCGACCGGCGTGGCGAATCCAGCCATGCCGCGGCGCTGATCGCCGTGCGGTCTTTCCTTGACTGGACCGGTGCCATGGGCGGCCACGACCTCCCGATGGAGCGGGTGAAATACCTACTCCCGGTTCCCAAGGTCCAGGTCATCCGGCCCCACGAGGTCATGAACGAGAAGGAAATTAAGTCCTACCTCTTCGCTGCCAAGTGCGAGGGAAAGCGCGAACTGGCCCTGGCCATCGTGGCGCTCGGATCCGGCGTCCGAATTGCCGAGCTGGTGGCCCTGGACATCTGTGACTTCCTGAACGACGCCGGCGGGGGCACCACCATCCACGTCAGGCAAGGGAAAGGCGCCAAGGACCGCCTGATTCCCGTGCGCAAGGAGGTCAAGAAGGCCGTCGAGGACTACCTGAAAGCCTCGTTCCGGAGCCGCGGTGATGTTGGCCCCCTCTTCATGTCCGAGGACCGGGCGATGGCTTGCCGGGAATCCTGGCGCCTCAGCACGAAGACCGCTTCGAAGATCATCAAGTCCCTGGCGGAGAAGGCCGGCGTCACCCGGCGGATCACCCCTCACGCCCTGCGCCACACCTTCGCGGCCGGGACATACCTCCACAGCCGGAACCTGGTGGCCGTGATGAAGCTGCTCGGCCACTCGACCATCGCCACCACGCAACGCTACGTCAATCACCTGGACGATCTGGACTTGAGGACGGCCACCCCGGCCTTCCTCGTTGGCGGCCGCGGGCCGCGCGTCCACTCCTCAATCAAACACCCGCAGGCTGCATAGCCTGTCCAGGAGCATGACGATGAAAACCGCAAACATCGCCCCCGCCTACGCCGGTCTTTACGCTGGCCTGTGTGAGGTGGCCCGAGAGAACGGATATGCCCTGGCGATCCACGGCTCCCTCGCCAACGACATGGATGTGGTGGCGATCCCCTGGACGGATGAGGCTGTGGCGCCTGAAGTCCTGGCCCTGGCCATGTGGAAGCGCGTCAAGTGGCTCAACCACCAGACGGAGTTCCCCTACACACCCCAGGCCATGCCTCACGGCCGCCTTGCGTGGTTCTTCCCGCTGCTCCAGGCCCCGCCCAACGAGGGCCGGTCTGGGATCGACCTCTCCATCACCCCGCGCACCTAGCGCACCTGTCCAAACCCGTGAACCTTCCGAGGCACCCTTGAGCGATTCCCTTTTCAACCTGGACGAGATCGAGCCCCTGCCGATCTTCTCGCCCCTACCACCCCTGCATACCTGGGGGATGAACATCGGTGCCGGGGCGAATTCCTGGGCTATGGCTCTGGGCTGCTTCGAGCGGGGCCTTCGCCCGGACTGGACCCTGTTCGCGGACACCGGGAGCGAGACTCCCGAGACCTACCGATCCGTTGAGCAGTTCGCCGCTTGGGCGGCCAAGGCGGGGTGGCCCTTCGAGGTGGTCAGGTGGATCCGGCAGGATGGCACCTTCGAGCCCATCCATGAGAATGCCCTGCGCACAGGCTACCTTCCCAGCAAAGCCTACAATCTGGCCGGCTGCACCTCGAAGTGGAAGATCCAGCCCATGCAAAAGTGGCGCAAAGAACATGGGTTCCCCCGGTCCGCCGTGGCCATCGGCTACGACGCTGGGGAACGCGCTCGGGTTGAGGCAGCGGCACATCGCTACTGCTCCAGCCCCGAGGTTGACCTAACCACAGAAATGCCATGGTATCCCCTGGTGGCCTGGCACATGAACCGTGAGGAGTGCCACATCATCAACCGGCGGTGGAAGGTGGAGGTGGGTAAGTCCTCCTGCTTCTGTTGCCCGAACATGCGGGAGAAGGAGTGGGATGCCCTCCGTGCCGTCCACCCCGACCTCTACGCCATCGCGGAGCAGATCGAGGATGGAGCCATCAAGGCCGGCCACGCAGACACGGCCCGCCTGTTCAAGGGCGGCTACCGCCAGCCGGGGATCACCTGTTCCTGCTTCCTCGAAACCGATCCAGACGAAATGCCGGAGGGGTCATGGATTCCGAAGGCCGTCAACGAATGATCTTGTCCAGGAGCATGACGATGCTGAATTGCCCCGGCAAGCACAACAACCAGCAGTATTTCGACCGCTGGGATTCCTGGTGGTGCCCGGATTGCGGCTGGAGGACGCCGAAGTGCAGCGACCCGAAATGCTCGTTCTGCTCCACTCGTCCCGAAGACCCCACGAAACCGTAACTGTCCA